TCGGTGCAGCCATATCTTAGCCTCCTTTAACCAAAAACAATAGCCATAGCTATGGCTTTACCAGTTCCAATTCCAGCACTACCGAAAGAGATAGTACCACTACCATTTGTAACCAACGCTTGCCCATTTGTCCCATCTGAGGTCGGGAGGGTAAGAGCCGTTACAAAAGACTGTAGGTTTGCGTCATATGCCAATACGTTTGACCCAATCGCAACCCCTAAATTTGTTCTTGCTGTCGATGCACTTGCCACATCTGACAGGTTGTTTGCAGCTAGTAAGCCTCCTGTGACAGGCACAGAAGCAAATGTTGAGGTAAGATCTACCACCGCTGCGCCAGATCCTGCGCCATCAGCGTATATAATCGCAGACTTACCGTTTGTTACGCTTACATTAGCACCAGATCCTTGAGAGAATGTAGCTGTCTGACCTGAGTTGTTCTTCACAAGATACAATCTTTTTGAATCATTAGGGGCTATCGTAATAGTATTTGTGCCAGAGGGTGAGCCGCCTAACACAAGAACATGATACTGACCATCTGAGGTAGAACCGTCTGATGTGGTCAATGTGTGTGTTGTTCCTGAGAGCGTTACATCTCCAACACCTACCGCCAAGCGGTCAATAATATCAAAGTTTGTATTGGTTGACGTACCCCATGTTCCAGATTCATCACCTGTCGCAATCTTTTTGATACCGCCATTTGTTGTATAGGTTGCCATTTTTCCCTACCTTTACGCTGCTATTTCTGTCCAAGTTGTTCCTGGTGTAGGATCTATTTCCGCCCATGTACTGTTGGGGTTAGGCGTAATATTAGACCAAGATGTTCCTGGAGCAGGAATTATATTACCGTAAACTAACACAGATCCTACGCTTGCGCTAGTGCTTAAACCTGTAACAGTTACAGAGGAAGGTGCAACGATTGTTACACTACCAACTTGACCTGTTGCAGCCATGTCTCCTGCGAACACAGGAACTCTTTGAAATGTATTGAGTGTAACCGTTCCAACGGATGCAGTTGCAGCAATGCCCGTAACCGCTACATTTGGTGCGTCACCTGAAACAGTGGGTTCTGTAACACCACCAGTAGCTGCAATACCTGTCGGCGTAACATCAACACCAACACCCTCACCAATCGTAACAGAGCCTACACCACCTGTGGCTGCGATACCTGTTGGAGGAACATTGACACCAATTATAATGCTTGTGCCAGATCCCACCGCAGATGTTGCAGATACACCTGTTATAGTTACAACAACGCCACCACCTTGAACAACAGTAGCAGTGCCTACAAAGCCTTGTCCTTGTAGTCCTGTAACTGGAACATTTTGTTCTGTAACCAGACTTACGTCACCAACGCCACCTGTAGCCGCTATGCCTGTAAGATCAATACTATTGTTGCCTTGAACAGTAACACTGCCAAGACCTGTGGTTGCAGCTAATCCTGTGACAGATACAGATATGTCTTCTCGAACAACAGCAGTGCCAACCTGACCCTGCATTGCTCCAATGGTGGACTTTTCACCGCCCCAAGCGGTTACGCCAAACCCTTCTTCACCCCAACCGTTGAGAGTGTGACCAACACGAACAGGAACCGCTTCACCCCAAGCGCCCTCACCCCATGTTCCACGACCCCAACCGTTGATGTTCGCCATAGCGAAAGCCTTACGCTATACGGATAATCGCGTTAGATGCGTCAGCCGTTGGAAACACAATCTGAAAGTCGCCAGATGTAGAAGACTTATCTGAACCAAAATCTAACACAACCACAGTGTTTGTTGTGCCAGAACCACCTGCTGTTTGCGTATTATAAATCAACGCACCACGAGCAGTAATTGTTGCAGAAGTGTATGTCTTGTCTGCAAAATCTGTTAGAGCAGTTGTTCCAGAAGTGGTAGGTGTTACGTTTGTCAACGCCCCTCCACCCGCAGCATACGAACCAGAATCACCCACTTCGTTTGATGAAGTGTAT